GATTGATGCTGCTTTGTATACGGAACCAGTTTTCCTATCAATGAAGGCATGAACTGATTCAGTCTGACCATCTACACATTGCATCAGTTTGTGATACTTACGACCAGAGATTAGTGCATAAGAATAGTTACGACCAGTTGGATGCTGTCTCTGATAGTTTTGCTGGAGAGCATCACACAGCATCAAAGAATACTTAGTGATGTTGAGTTGGTTGGTGTTGCGTGCATCTTGAGTAGAAACGAAGTCAGCAAAGGTTTCAGTTGTCATGGTTTCAGTGTTGCTCATACTATAGTAACGCTTTAGGCGACCCCCCTTATGCTCATCAGTCCGGTGTTGAAGTTTGCATAAGAGAATACCTCACGATTGACTAACTTGAACATACCAAACTCATTGGACTTGACATAGCCCTCACCTTGACATTGCTTGCCATTGATGTATGCTTCAGGTCCATTGTTTCGCATCAAGAACAACATGTCATCCTTGATTGACTTGACCAGTGACCACAAATACAATATATTCACGTCAATTTGATTTGCAAATGCCAGTGCATCTAGTGTCAGTTCATCAATAACGAGACCAGCACGAATGACAGAATTAAGTTGTTGCTGAATCTGTTGCGATTGCTTAGGAGTGACAAACTCACAGAGTGTAGACATTTGACGGGCAAATGCAACAATCTCATCAAAGTCTTCATCAATTTCCCAACAATCAGGTTTGACAAACTTACACGACTCAGTATCATCAAACATTGGAAAAACATCGCCATCACTTACAACAAACGCATCCTTAAGTTCACCTGTACTTGTTGCATAGAATGTATGTGGTGCAACAATGATGTCTTGAGTGATTATTTCATCAAAGATGTAAGTAATCGTATTGGGGCAAAAAGTATCATCATCACCAAACCCAATAAAATCACCTTGAACAATCCCGTAGAAATTAGGAAGACAATCAAAGCAATGGTGTAGTATATTAGCAACATTACCAGAATGATTCCGATCGATGTCACTATGACTTTCGTTAATCTTGATAAGTTTCTTATTAAAGACCGATTTTGTACCAACAAAGAATTTACCCGTCGCCGGATTCGTGCCCCATACAATCGCGGGAGCGCCATCGATCTTCGCAGATACTTTACCATTAGAAAGGAACCAATCAAGGACAGAAAGATCACCCGTCAGAATGGAATCTTCAGGGTGTTGCAGATGTGTGTTCTTCATACTATTGAAACGCTTTAGACGACCCCCCTTTCAATTAACGAAGGACCAATAAACTTTGCTACCAACTTTCTTTGATTGATGAATCACTCCTGCTTTTTTTAATTTAGTTTTTGCCCACCTCATTTTGTATTGCCATTCATCTGCAAGTTCACCCTGAAATACATCTTCAACGGCAAATCCATTCTCTTGTATGAATAAGCGTAATTGTTTGGCAACTTCAACTACTCTTGCTTCTTGTTTAGGAACACGGGTAAGTGCCATTGCAAAGTAATCAGGAAGATTTTGCAGAGTGATGAGCATTGTGATTGTGCTTATACTATGAGAACAGTTTAGACGACCCCCCTTTGTAAATTAAAAATTTGTCACATCAACAGGAATACTGTCTATTCTTTCTTTTGCTGATGTAAAGTAGTTTGTATCACTTTCAATTCCAATAAAATTACGATTAGTATTAACACATGCAACACCAGTTGTACCTGATCCCATGGTATTATCAAGAATGGTATCACCTTCATTAGAATATGTCTTGATTAAGTATTCCATAAGATCTACAGGTTTCTGAGTTGGATGTAAACCTTTCTCTTGCTTGCATTTTAAAATGGTCTTAGGATATCTTGATCCCTCTGGATTATCGCGATGCTTAGATTGCTGTTTACCATAAACTTCTCCAATCTTTGCTGTATCAGATTTAAACCCACTGTATGGAGTTGAGTACCACATCTGAGGATTGTATGTGGGTTTCTTTCTATAAAAAACCAGGATGTTTTCATGACTCTTAAGAGGCATAACTTTGGCATTCATAGGGTTAGTTCCCTGTGGTTTCTCCCAAATCCACTCATACTTAAGATTCTGAATGTTTGATGAAGCTAATATAGTCGTAAAAGGTTGTGCAGCAGTGAATACCATTGCTGCATTTTCTTTACAGATACGATTATATTGTTCCCACAACTTATCCAATGGAATGATACTATCCCATTTGCAAGCAGTTGTACCATAGGGCAAATCTACCAGCAGCATGTCAACACTATCGTCTGCAATCGTAGGCAGAAGATCTAAACAGTCACCCAGTAATAGATTCACCATTCAGCAATATCCTTCACGAAGTCACATTCTAGCAGAGCAGCAACATTTGTGCAAATATAATCATCATTGCCAACTTTCTTGCCACCTTGCTGCACATTGAAATAACACTTATCGCTCTTCAAGTGTGCTTCAAAGTCTGCCTTAGTAATGAACACAATGCGAGCATCTTTCTCATCAGGATTGATGCCGCAAAAGATAAGACGCTCCCAATCTTTACCGACAGAGACATGATTGATGATAAACTTGTCAACAATCACACCACCTTTTTTATCGCGAGTAGCAAGAGCAAACTTAATCTCTGTCAATATTTTACCAATTACACGATCATGTCCCGCTGTAGATGTTGCCGCACGTTCAACTTTATGTCCAATATTATTCATCATCTTAGACACAAATCGTTCACCTAACTCACCCTTTTGCTTAGGTGAAAGGAATACATATCCCTCAAAAGGAGTACCCATCCAAGGATCTTTCAAATTGTCATTGATGTACTCACGGAGAGAACCATCAGCAAAGATAGAGTCAAACATGACTGAATTGCTTTGATTGCTTACAATACAGAGACACTTTAGACGACCCCCCTTTATAAATCAAACCCAATTCTCCATAAACTCTTCAAGTGTGTAACCTTCACCAGTTGATGTTTCTTCTACTAACTCTTCTATAGTCATTTCTATCAAGTCTTCACGATATTCTTCAGGTGTTTGATCATTTTCAGGATCAAAATCATCATGGCAAAGATAGTCCCATTCTGCACATAGTGCATCAATTAGTTGTGCTTTAGTGTAATTCATTTTCTAATCTCAGAAATTGCAGGTTGTCCTTGGTTAAACACGACATCAACAACTGCCTGAACTTTCTTGGCAGTGCCAATACCAACAGCATCATAAGTTGGGATGCAAACTAAACCAAAGGTCTTCTCACTTCCACCAAGTCTGATAACTCGTCCAATACTTTGACTGATACCAATGTAGTCCATGTTACGCATGAAGATAACAGCCTCAAGACCACTGACGTTGATACCTTCACTGAGAATACTGTGATGAATAACAACAAACTTTTTGTCAGGATCTTTGCCCCAAGTGTTCAGTGTGTCAAAGAATACATCACGATTGACTTTCTTGCCATCAATGATTGCACCTGTCTTGGATGTGATTGTCATCCAAGAATATCCACGCTGTGCAAGTTCAATGCAAAAATCAGAGTGAGTCAAAAGGTTGATGATCTGCTTTGTGGTGCGAGCACAAATCAAAGTCTTATCAATGTTGTTGTCATCAATAGTCTCAATCAGGTTATCACAATCATCAGCAAATACAACCTTGCGACCTTTAATCATAGGCAGTTGCTTGACTACAACTTTGGGGGGAAGAATGTAACCCTGTTCTACAAGCTCAGGAGCAGGAACATTGACAAGAACCTGACCATAAACAGCAGGATCATTCATTCCCGGTTTCGTGATTGTAAGACTATGCTTAGGAGTAGCAGTGTAAAAGTAGCAACGATCAGCATCATTGGAGAAGTTACGCTGCACACTGTTATGTGCCTCGTCAAAGTAAATAGTATTTACCTCAATATCTGCATCCATCACACGATGCAACGAGTGATATGTAGTGAAGATGATAACATTCTCACCAGCAGTTCTTGCAACACTAGCAAAAATGTGGATTTGATCTGCTTTAGTGGTGCTAAAATGCTGCGTCTCACCACTATGAACGTGCATGACATGAGTGTTGACAGTATCAACAACCTCAAGAAACTCACTGCACAGTTGTTCTGCCAACAAAATACGTGGGGCTACAACAACTGTAGTGGTGCCGTTCTTAACAACATCATGACGACGCTGAGTGTCAATAATCATGGTGAGAGTCTTACCACCACCAGTGGGAACAATCACCTGACCTTTGTCATAATCACGCATACGATTGATGATGCGTTCTTGATGTGGGCGAAGGGTGATCATTAAAAAAAATTAGATAATAACAGTATAGAATAACCTGCAACACTTGTCAAGGGCGTTGCAGGCGATCCTAGACACTACTGAGACACTTTAGGCGACCCCCCTTTCAATCACTTTGCTTTGTTTCTGCGGGTGATTTCCTTCTGTGTGATGGGGTTCTTTAACTCTTTCTCAGACTTCTTACCTAAGTTCTTGAGTTGAATATC